CCAGTGGTGGTTGCATAGAATGACTTTGGCAAGCCATACTGGCGAAATATATTTTGATATTGATCTTCTAGCGCTAGATACTGAGCTTCGCTCAGAGCGCTCAGTCCATTTTTAATTCTTGCCTCATTGGCGGCAAAGCGATCCTTATAGGGTTTTGTTTGTCTTAATTGTAAAGAAAATTCTGCTGGACTTACGCTACTTTGAGCAAGGGCAATAGTATCTCCTACGAGATTATCTAGGCCATATCGGGCAAACTCTTGCTTGAGTATGTCAAAAGCGGATCTACGATCACCAGTCTTATCTACTGCCTGTCCAATAAAAGTGGTTGTTCCATCGTTATACACCGCCACTTGCTGACCTTTATCATTGGTAAAGGTACTTACGACAGTCTTAGGTGTCGAGACAATAGTTCCAGCAGATGCGGGTGCGCTAGTTGCCGCTGCAGATCGTGCCTGAGTAGATTCAGCACTCTGTCCTGGATTTACTACCTCTACGCCAGATGCTGTAGTATCAAATGGTCCGGCAGGAACCTGCTTCTTTGGTTTCTTAGGAGCAAGATTCTTTGTTGCTGCCCGCTCGCCAAATGCTCCCTGAGAAGTAAATTGGCTAGGAACATTGGCGGTTTGTCCACCGAGCAGTATAGGATCTATTGACATCTGTTACCCCTGGAATCCAAAGTCTTTGAGAATACTCTGAGTAATGGTTGCCATTTCTTCTCTGGCATTGTTTGTATATTGCCAGCGTGGATCTTTGCGGAGCTGACGCTGGAAATCATAAAGAGGAATCTCGTTCTGTGATGTAATAGCAGAACGCAGTATTGGATCGTTCAGATCAACAGATCCTGGAGCAAGTTCTAATATATTTTCCATTATATTCTGATATGGAGCATATATTGATTTGAGGTCTATTCCTTGATCAAGTAACTTTGTTACCTTCTCAGGCATACCGATCTTGGCTGTATCTCGAATTAACTTCTTGAATGTCTCTACAGACTCACCTTTGTTTATCGACTGCAACCAGGTGGGGATTTGAGATCCAAATGTCCTATTAAGATCTAAACCATTGGCAGAAGCAGTACGAAGCAGATCAGTATATTGCTCTCCGGCTTCACCCTTATAGGTTACTCCGGTAGGAGCAAACTGCATCTTGGTATTGAAGAAGTTATTGAGGCTTGATGCGTTCCTATCTTGATAGGTGTCATAAGCCTCTTGCGCTACACTGAATAAAGTTCCCTCATCAACTGCGGCACCGGCCTTGTTAATCTCAGAACTATAGACATCTTGCAAGTTCTTTACCGCTATTCCATAAGGATTAGTCGCATTAATCTTGGCTATCTTTGCCTGATTACTTTTTGCTGATTTGATCAGTTTATTGTATCTAGATTTTTCCTGTCGTCTCCTGATAATCTCTGGATCGACAGTACCTATTTCAAACAATTCGGGAAGTAGTTTGTCATCTGCCTGAATGGCATTTTCTAGCCACTGCTTAGAGTCTAAGCCACCAGTAGTGGTTTGAGTGGCAACATCACCAACACGTTTGTAAGTCTGAACTTTAGGATTTTCTTCTTGTGCCTTGAGTAAGGCATTGGTAAACCTATTGAGTTCAGCGGTAGTTGGTTCTCTTTTTACATATTTAAGAAATTCGGTAGTAACGAGATTCTGTGCTGCGGTTTTACTAGAGATTGTTGGATACTTGACGGTCGATGGCTTTGTGGTCTTTTTCTTACCCGCATTAGCAGCATCGCGGGCTGCCCTCATCTCTGCTGCGATAGCCGATCCCTCTTGTGGGCCGAAGAAAGAGTTGATGGTGCTATCAAGATTAGAGGTTGATCCTCCTGGTCTTGAACCTGGCTCTACGCTCACTCGCTCTCCTTAACGGTCAAATATTTATCTACAATCAGATCTTGAGATAAGAAGCGATCGTAGATATAGGCAAATCCCATTTTGTCATCATTCTTGAGTTTATTTACTGCTGCATCATAAAGAATCTTTACATCGACATTACTTTTAGCAGAGATAGATTTTACCTCTCTAGCCATAAGTTCCTTAGCTATACTTCTGCGAAGATCTAAATATGCTGATACAGATTTCCAAGTAGGGTTGTTGCGGTTATCCTTAGCAAACTTATCATCGCTAAGGATCTTAGATAGACCGAGTATTACCCTGTTTGTCTTTGATCCATCAGAATCTAGGTAGTCATCACTCCAGGCTGTCTGGACATATTGACCAGTCTTTTCGTCAATTATTGGCTTGCCTTGATTATCAGTCTGTCGTGATAGTTTGGTGATTACTGCTGCCTTGAGAACCGCTAGATCCTCTGCTCCTGTTTGCTGAGTAGAAGATAGGCCGCGATCCTGAAGCTCATTATCAATAGCATCCATAAAGCGGTTGTATTGAATCCAACCCTTTTCAGCTTCGTTCTTTCTTTGAGACTCTGCTGGACTCTGTGAGGATAGGTAAGTCTCTGGAGAATCTGGTGAAACCCGCGTCTTGTATAGATAGTTATATGCCGCTTGAGAGAACTCATACCCAGTAAAGTTATTGGTGATCAAACCAATAAGGCGTGGTTCGATGTTAGCCAGCTTACTTGTCAACTTACCGTACTTCTTGATATTCTCTACCGCTTGAACGCTTGACTGAACATTTGTCGGATTCTTGGACAAACTGGCAGTGAAGGCAAAGAAGTCTGGATAATCATTAAGGAATTTTGCATCAGCTTCCAAGCCATAGAGCCGACGATACTCACGCGATTTATCGATATAGAACTTATATGGGCTGTCGAAACGAGGAGCGAATGGCAGCACAAGGTTAGCGATAATACGCATATTCCAGTATTGCTTAGTCATCTCTAATATTTTGGCAGGATCTACCGGAGGTCTGCCATTTCTCTTTGCTCGCTCTTGCTCGGTTTTCCAAATAAGCTCATAAGTTCTTTCAAATCTTGGATCGTCCTGACTTGCTGCACGAGTCTGCGCTCTTTGCACCCAAGCTGGTAGAAATCCAGAAATGGCATCCTTAGAAGGACCAAATGGGAGCGCCCATTTGAAAGAGTCTTCTAATGAAGGTTGGTTTTTTACCAATTCGCTGACCAAGGTACCAATGTATGGACCTATTGGGAATATATCACTAAAGGCGTTGGGGTTGCCTTTATTGTATAAAACATCTAATCCACCTTGGAATACGATATCCAGTGATTGCTTTGGTATTCCCACCTCAGTAAGAGACTGCAACCCAGGGATCTTGGTCATTCCTTTAGGAAGGCTGATCCATATAATATCGTTGCCTGATGTTTGACCTGGCGGTACTACTTTACCTTCTTGATCGGTAACAAGTCCAGCTCGGTTGGGCGAGTTCCACACCATATAGCCACGATTAACGATGGCAGGATTTGCCGCTGCCAATTTCAACCAAGTCTTATATGCGTTTTCCTGAGCAGAAAAGAATGGACTTATGTATTTCATAACAGTAGCAAGGTTGGTTTTGCGCTCGATATTGAAGAGAATACCCTTCATCTCACGAACTGCTACCTTATGCGCCTGATTCATTAGATCAAGTTGTTCATCATAAGTAAGTCTATCCTTCTTTAATCCCGACATAATGTCTAGGCGGCGTTTTGCCTCACGCCGGTAAAGATGGACATAGAGAGGATTTCTTGCCCAAGTATCTTCTGGCAAGGTTCCTAGGAATTTGAAAAGAGTATTGACAATATTCTTAATCTTGAAATTACCAGCATTAAAAAGATTCTCTTCTAAGATATGCCCGTGAATAATTGGCAATTCTGTAGGATCTTTGAAAGCCAAACGCAGATCGTTTGCTGTGATATCTTTGATCTTGCTGCGAAGTCCAGATTTGGCGGGAAGGTAGTTATCGAGAAATCCACTTGCCTTGGTAACATATTCATTAACTTCATCTTCTTGAATGGATAGGCGATTTCTAATATCCCTACCTTCAGGGCTGTTACGAAGCCAGCGAGCAATACTCTCTAGGCTTTCTCCATTAATGATTTTATTGATGACAGCGGAGTTTCCAAATGCTTGCCGCAAAGTTTGCGCCCACTGATCAAAGTATCCAGGCATATCTGGAGTTATACGACCAATTCCTTTTGTGGACAGTGATCGTGCGTACATATCAGTATTACTATCGACCATCCGCTCGAAAGAATTTCCTGAAGAGGCAATCTTGCGGAACATATCTCCTAAAGGGCCACCAAAAGCATCGTGGAGAACATAGGTTTGTCCATCACTGGTAGTTACTTGATAGGAACCAGAGCCAATTCTTTTCTTTGGTGAAGCATTTTTGGATCGAGAAAGGACTTCAGCATAATGATTGTAGACTGATTCCTTTTCCTCGCGTAAAAGTTTGAGAGTATTAAGTTCACCAAGAGCATCAACATCATCTGGCCTTACAAGGATTCGTGATTCTAAAGCACCAATTCTCTGCTTAAGATCTACTAATTCTCTAACTACCTGATTGCTTGACCTCTGAACTTCCGCATAGGTCATACCAGCGTCAACAGGTCGATAGCGATCAACAAGGCGAGCGGGAACTTGGAGTGTATTATCGATAATATTCTTAGTGCCTCGTCCAAGATGACGAAGACTTGCTAAGGCACCCACTGCTGCCATAATACGAAGTTGGGAATCCACTCCGTTGCGGATGGTATATCCAAGACGCAAAAGCGCACCAGCTTTGAAAGCGTCCTGAACTAAATCTAAGACATTAACAGTAAAGTCTTTAGATCCCAAAGAAAGATTTTTAATAACAGAACTATTGCGCTTGAGCAATCTATCCATTAGATCAAAGTCCATAATGGGTAGGTAGTTTGCTGTTTGTGACTCAAAGACTGGTACTTTGATAATAGATCCATCAAAGTCAATCATAAATCCATTGTCTTTTATAGACTGTAACGCTGAGGTTCTTGCGTTTTTGTAATTATTGTAAATCTTAGTAGCTATCTCTTCGCTAATACCATACTTTTTTGCCATTTCGCGCATAGCAAAATTCTCAATATTCAATACTGCTACTGATCGAGCTTCTGGAGTAGCGGCCGCAATATAACCATCGAGCAAACTTTTAGATTGATCTGGAGATAATCCAAGATTCTTTTCAATGCGAGATATATTAGCAATAACTTCTCTATAAGAATCTGGATCATTGAAATCAATGACTCCCGCTGGACGCTCTCCGGCTGCCCAGGAAAACTTTTGGTACAAACGATGGAATGGAGTGGGTTGAAAAACCTCTACGCTTGCTGAACCGACATTCTTATCATAGAACTTTACCGCACGACCCTTGGCAACGAAGTCATCAATGCCCCGCGAAAGAGCGCCAGTTGTACGGGTAAGAGATCCACCACCTTCGGCAAGACCCATCATCTTTGCAAATCGATCATCAGTCTTTGCCAACGCTGCAAGATTATCAGCAGCTTCTTTGACTATTGCTTCATCATAGTTCATTAGAGGAAGCATCCCTGAACCATCAGGTGCGGAAAAAATCTGGAACTCCTGCCACGATGGAATATCTCCACGAGCGGTTTCCATAGCATCAGCTATATCACGACGAAGAATCTTGAGTTCATCTAATGCTGCTGGATCGCCAAGAGCAGATCGCAGAATCAGCGCAGTATCTTTGATATCCTTGGATTCTCCTAATAGATGGGCAAGTAGTCCTGGCTGTGTCGAGGACTTGACCATTGGATGGTTAATTGCGTAGGCAGAATCGTTCTTTGTGAAATCATCAATAACCTTAGTAAATCTATTTTTTACACCATACTGTGCTTCGGTAATATTCTGAGCGGCTTTTGCTACAGCGTCAGCATTATTGAGTTTTCCTACTCCTATTGTGCTGGCCTTAACGGCCGAACCGGCCTTAGCACCGACAATAGTAATATCGCCAAAGAGCTGTCCTACAAGATCAAATCCGCCAGAGAGGAAGTTACCCCACATAGATTTCTTGAACGCTTGTTCACGTTCGCGTGGATCGTAGACATTGAACTTTGGATCGTAAACATTTCTAAACTGAGATACGAAAGCCCGACCAAAGGATATATCCTGAGCGCCTTCGTAAGCCTTACGCCAAGTATTAGGATCAAAGACCTCAGCATCAGTTACTCGACCAGAAAGAATATCTCCAGTAACCAACGATACGGTAGTCAAAGGTTCGCGGATATACTCGCGGTTGACATACTGGATACGTTCTAGCGTTGGAGCAACGCCAGGAACTTTCATAACAGCTCCACCTGCCGAAGCAAGTGGTTTAACTATTTCTGGGCCAGATTGTTTTGCCGCACTTTTGAAAGTATTAACAAAACCGTTGTACTCATCCGCATCATTCCAAGGAGCAGTTCCAATATCCCACGCAAATTTTGCTACGCCACCGGCAGCGCCCAAGAGTTCACCGGTAAACTTGCTAACATTGTTTACCGTTCTTGTAGCGACATCACCAATTCTGTTCCATACACTCACAGTTCGTCCACTATCTGGCGAATAGCCTTGCGGGTCTCTGGTGAAGTGTTAGGTAAGCCAGAGATGTAAGTAAGAACCGGAAGATATGCTTTGATCGTTGCGCGAAAGTTTGTGTCATCTGCTGGTTGATTCATCATTAGTGCTTCAGATCCAGCTCCTGGACCCATATCTACACCAGTGGTAATAGGTTCCTCTGGGCGTTGTGTGGGTGCGCTCAAAGGCACTGGTGCCTGAGCTGGTCGCCCGCCAACATTGTCTGCGATACCGCGAGTCTTTGCTTTTGCTGCACCAGAGGAAATGGCGGATGTCTCTACGCCCTCTCCGTAATATGCTGATGGAGGTGTATCGGTTCTCTTGGAAAATCTCCCAGGGCCGGAAACTCCAGCACGAGGGTTCATTGGCTCGGCTGTCATTGTTCCTCCTGTAATCTCTCTAAGTCTTCGTGTAGTTCTTCAATACGATCATTAAGATCATATTCATAATTCAAATGTGATTCAAAGAGATAGACGATCTCCTTGACAAAAGATGCTATCGTGGTGAGCATATTAAACGCGAAAATAAAGAATGTCATCACGATATGGATGGGGCGTACTGGTTGATTCATTCGTACCTCCCAGTACGCCTTACCATAATATTCATTTAGGCTTTCTTGCCTTTGCGACCCTTGGGGGCATAACCAAATTCGACCTTACCGCCCTTTGGCTTGGAGTGATCCATCTTGCCCTCGGTTGGCTTGCTCATTGGAGCCTTTGCGCGTCCACCTTTTTTGTTCATATTCACCTCCTGTTAAGCAGCGCCACCGATGGCGGCGAGTAGTTGTTCTATTCCAACTGGGGGTTGACCAGCAGCAGGGGTTGCACCAGCCGGTGAAGGAGGGGCCTGCGAGGCAGCGGCGGGAACCGCACCTGCTGCTGAGATCTGTTCTCCTGGCATCGCCATCTGTTGTTGCATTGGTTGCTCTGGAGCTGGCGGAGGTGGAGCAGGAGCAAATGCCTTCTCCACGATAGTTTCCAGTTGAAGACCTTTTTGCCGACCTTGGATCACTTCTGCGATGCGCTTGATGATCTCAGAAGGATCTTGTCCTTGCGATGCTAGTGCGGGAATTGCTTGAGCGTACTGACCTAATGCTACACGAAGGGAATCGCGCATCTCTTCAACATCAATTCTTTGTTCTTCCTGAGTTACATTGACATCGATAGGAAGTTCTCGACGAGCATAGTCGCGGGATACGAGCTTATCGCTGCGCATCTGTAGTAGAGCGATCACTGCTCGGTTCGGGTCCATACCCGACATAATTCCGTAGCGAACATCAACAGCGTAATCGCCCTTGATATCACGGGATGGAACATATTTCAAAACATACGGCGTACCATCATCAACGCCACGAATCTCTTTCTGTTGAGATCCAAACATTTTCTCGTCTACCTCAAAGCATAGACCAATCAACTCGGTAAAGAGTTTGGCAAATTGTGCCTGAGCTGCTTTGATCTGGGTATCGAATCCTGCTTGAAGTGCTTGTACTCCACGACCGGTGACAACCGATGCGTCAATGTTTCCGCTACGCACTTCTGGGTAACGAGTACCCAAACGAAGTTCGCGCTCTAGTACACCAGACTCAGCAAAAACATTTCCAGGAAGTTCTAGTGGAACGCGACGGATTGCCTGCGGATTGGCAGAGCGCATAATCGCATCAGGACCAAGAGCAAGCTCCTGAACATCTTGGGGAATAGCAATCGGCGCTTGGATGGACTTCTCGGCTGCTTGGATCTGCAAGACCGCAAAGCGAGCGCGAGCGAGCTGTACTGATAAGACATCATCAAACTGACCACGGGCTTCGCCGTCAAGGCTGTAGCGCATCGCTACGCGAGCCATACACTTCTTGAGCGGATTCTCGGTCTGCGAAAGAACAAGGTTCATCCGTGATGGGATCATCATTACATCTTGGTCTGCGTCGTGGTAACGGACAACCTCGATATATGGAGATCCTGTTTGATATTGTCGGCGACCAATGATTTGATCGTAGAACTCTGGGTACTGCATAGCCAAGGACTCAGCATCCATCTGGATTACTTGAGTCAACGAGATGGTGCGACCGAAGCGGTCGATCTCTGGGTATACGCCAAAAGGATTGAGCAAACGAATACGAGGACTGTTAGTATCGTAATCCATCTCGACAATGGCAGGAAGTAAGCCATAGGTATTGAACCAGTCAGCACCAGAGTACATCTGGAGTTGAAGCTCTGATGCTGAACTGTAGTAATTGGCGATACGGGTACGCATATCCGCAGCCTTGCGCTGTGAATCGGAAACCATATTGGTAGCAGCGCAGTTGAAGGATGGAAGAGGTGCCATCGCTTCAGCGAGATCACGAGCGGCAACGTCGATGAAGTTAGCGATAAGAGGCTTTGGGTACTCCTCGGAGAACATAGAAGGGTAGACCTTGCTCATATCGCCTTGACGTACCGATAGTACATCGCGCATCCGTTGGTCGCGGGCAGAGTAGCGCGTACTTAGACGCGATACCTTTGCTGCGATCTCTTTAGCTGTTAACAACTAAGTTCCTTACTTCTTGATCTTCTTAGGAGGATTCTTCTTTGTCGGCTTGGTGTATCCCATACCTGGGCCGAGGACATCGTAATCCGGTGGAGCCTTCTTGCCTTTAGTAGGTGGGCGCTTGCCCTTTTTGAGAAAATCGTCAAGTGTTGGTTTTTTGTTTGCCATTGTTTATTTAGCCCTCTTTTGCGTTGCGCGTAAGTGGGCTGCCCTTAGTGCCATCATTTCATCTCGTCTAAATGATTGGTCAGCGGCATCTGGCCTGATAGTCACTTTTGGCTTAGGGGCAAGTGCTTTTTTCTCATTTGCTTTATTTGTTTTACGGAGTTTCTTAACTAATTCTTTATTTGCCTTCTTTTGTTCAGAAGTAAGTTTGGGTTTTACGGCACGACCGCTGCGACCTGCTCCGCCGGTTGACTGAGAGCCGCGTCCTCCACCTTCTAAAACACGCGCTACTTTCTTTGGTGCTGGCATAATGTTCTCCTAAATGAATGTTTGATTTTTTTCTTCTAGCAGTTGGTCAATATTGACCACCATTCTCTTGCTGCGCTCGTGGCGCGTGAGGAATGGATTCTTCAGGTGGTGGTTGGCATACTGTCCAAAGTTCAAGACTTCACGAGCCTTGATCTCACAGAACCAGAGCGCCATCACCATATCGGTCTTACCCTTAGTCTCTGGCGACCAAGTGATTAACTGCTCAATAAGAGCCTTGATGTTCTCGGTTTGATCAGAGGGCAGATGGATCAAGTTATCTCGATGGTGTTTACCATCAACCTGCTTGGTACCAAAGAGGGATGACATACTTGCTACACCAAAGCCGGTATCCCATTTGTTCGCTCCGGTGTGATGCTCACGCAGATATACACCGCGTGTAGATAGATGTTGGCGGATACCTTCATCTTGGGTGAGGAACTGCTGGAAGGCGTTCTTCTCGATGATCCACTCGGCGGGCGTATAGGCCGCCGTCCAGTCAAAGATCAACTGACGGATCTGCGCTGGCGAGGGGCGAGTAATCTTGATAGCATCGACGATGTATCGCTTATGCGTTGCTCGGTCGATGGCGTAGCAGACTGCTGCCGTATCTCCCACGATTGCGGGGTCTAACCCGCAGACGGTGATAAATCCATTGACATTATGTGGATGGCCTGGAACGCCAGGAGTGAGCCTGCCTGACTTACGCATCCCGTCAATCGCACCTCTGACGCACACAGGATCAAAGACCGCGTTATCCGAGATGTCTTGCTGTTGGTAAATCAGCGACCAGGTGGAGCTATCCATCTGTTGTCGTTCATTGAAAAGATTCTTACCTGACCAGCGGGGGTAGAGACCCTCTTCGGTCTTCTCCTCCTCCGGCTGCCCGTCAAAGGGTTGGTCAGAATACGGCCAGAGCGTTGTCCACTTGTTGGGATCTTCGTGCGCTTCTAAAAGCGCTGGCATCGCTAGATAAGTCCACGGGCTAATCCCACCAGGGTAGCGTTCAGGAGAGCGAAGCTCTTTATACAGATCCACGCTGGCTACGCGGGTACCGATAATGATGAGCTTACCGGTTGGGTTGAGACGGGATCGGACATCCTGATTGAGCCATTTGATCTGCCGCTCGAAGTCATTGGCGTTGGCCAAGGTCACTGCGTCATCGACGATAATCATATCGGCGCGTTTACCGTAGATCTGACCACCGATACCGACTGCCTCTAGGTTCGGATCTTTCTCCGAAGATTCGCGTAGCTCGTTACCGAAGGTGACGCGAGTAGCAGTCCAGGTCGCGCTCTTGGAATTGAACCCTACGCCAGCAGCGTAGGCTGCTTGTAAGTCTTCATACATTGGGTGAGTCAGGCGTTGCTTGATGGCGTAGAGAAAATCGGCCGCAAGGCGCTGCGTCTGGGAGACGATCAGGATGCGGAAGTTTGGGTTCTGGCAGATCAGCCAGGTCGCGTAGTCGACCGTAATGGTCATCGACTTGGCGTGGTTGGGCGGGATGTTGAGCAGGATGCGGTTGGGCTGTCCTTGCTCATATTTCATCGATTCGTGGAGCCAGCTCGGCTGGCGACCTTCGATGACATCCACCAAATTCTTCTGGTGCGGGAAGGTCTTGCTATGCAAGAACCTTTCGCGGAACTGTTCAAAGGTCAGTTCTGTGACATCAGTGGACGCGAAATTCTTTTCGCGTAAACCCAAGCGGGTTCTGTCCATCTTGTCGGCGAAAGCTCTATCGGTGCGTCGGTAGTATTCGTAAGTCTTGATCGACTTGCCTGCAGCCTTGCAGGCTGCGTCTACTGTCAGTCCTTCTGCGACAGATTTGAGGATGATCCTCTTAGCTATATCGGCAGAGTTTTCTGCCATAAGTCTCCTAATGGTCCTTGCTCGAAGTAGCGGAGCGGATCAGTTGAGCGCCGCAAGCTGTGAAGGCGCGAACTGGGGTACATCGCCTCCTACGCCCTAGGGGGCTGCGGAGGCGTAAGACCGGAGCAGCCACGGGGGATTCATCCCCGCTTCACAGAGGGCGCGGGGATTTCATCCCCCTACTATATATAAGGCGGGAAATATACCCGATTTCCCATTTTTTTGGAAAAATATTTTCAAATGTGATGGAACTCACAAGAGGAAGTGGCGGATTTAGCGGGTTGTTAGTTTTTCGTGGGATCTCACTTTAGTCGAAATATTTTGTGTGGGTATATGTACACCCCTGCTTCAAAATTCACTATCCTGGGGTAGGTTTCCTCCTCTCCCTCCTTGATTTTCTAGGTTATGTGGCGTGTATTAGTGCGATGGATGGATGAGGATGGGAGAGATTGGTTACTAGCCCCGCGGCATCCATAAACCCCTAGCCCTGGCGATTTACAATCATAAACGCGGCAGATTTTCCAGGCATAAGAAAAGGCCCGCCTTGCGGCGGGCCTCCCTTGATCGTGGAGCGAGAGAAAGGGGCGACACGCGGCGAAAGATTCTAAGAGAGGGATTGCTCTAACCTATGGGGGAGAGTACCCTATGACCTACGCGGGAGAATTACCCGCGAGAGAAGAGGCAGAATATGGCAAGGAGCAAGGAAGAGAAAGCGCGGTTTATCCAATCGCTACGCGATGGGGTAGAGCAGCTCAAGGCGGGGAATGTGATCCCTCCCGATTCATTACTGGAGAGCTATTCGCTAGGCAACGCGCTAACGATTATCTTTCAGAGGCCTAGCGCGACCCGTTGCGCTGGTTTTCACGCGTGGCGAGAGGCGGGCCGTAGCGTGAGAAAAGGAGCTAAGGGAATCGCTATTTTGGTCCCCCTACGCGGGGCCAGTGATGACGATCCTATTCGCTGGAGCTGGCGTTACGTTTTCGATATTGCCGACACAGAAGAGATCACTAGCAGCTCTCCCGCGTTGCTTAGAGAGCTGGAGGCCGTCTGATGAAAATCTACACCAGGGCTAAATGCCCTGAATGTGCGCGGGTTTTCAATCTGCTAGATGAAGACCAGGCCAGCGAATGGTATTACGGCCACGATTGCGAGGCCGTCTAATGAGCGCGTACCTAGTAAGCAACGACACGCTAGACCTATTGGCTAGTATCCCGACACTAGAGCTAGGCGGGAATCTGGATATTTATGTGAAAGAGAATACCCTCCCGCCGCGTAGCGATCTCCCTTACTATCGCCGCGGCGATGAGGGCTGGATCACTCTAACCCGTAAAGAGGCCAGCGAGATCAAACGGGAGTTATCCCTAGAAAATCTCGCTAGCGTCAATGCTAGATACCCCAATTCCCGTGAATCTCACGCGGGTCTGGAGCCGTATCGTACGATATTTTGCGATGAGGTTAGCTACCCCGTGTTATTGGGGGCTATCGCGTGTTATCGCTATCAAGCGTGTGAAAGTGATACCTGGCCGAATAGTTACGCGCACCTAATGCTAGAGAGTTTGGAGCAGATAGTGATTAGAAAGATACGCGGGAGTAATTGGGATTACACGCGGCCAGCTAACGGGCCAGAGCGTATCTCTCTTATGGGTTTGATCTCTAATGAATAACCTACGCCTAACCAGGAGGGGCCGCCTATTGCTGGCGGCCCTGGCCCTGGCGATTCTCGCCCTAGTGGCCTATGTTGCACTATTCCATCCACCTATTTACGGGAATTGCCGCGATACCCTAGACGGGAGAGTGTGCGAGATCATAGGCTATCGCTAGGCGTTGCCTATCCCTGCCAGCTCCTTATGGATCTGGCAAGGGTAGGGAGGGCCTAACCTCCACCAAGAGAAGAGGAAAAGGATAAATGGAAACACAATTAGAAGAGAGAGAGGTTACGCGGGCCAGTTATAGCGTAACCGTAAGCACCAATACCCTACGGGAATTGCTGGAGGGTACTATTACTCACGCGCATAAAGGAGAGGATCTACCCGTACTCAATAGCGTGTTACTAGCCGCACCTATTGTTACCCAGGATCTCCTGCCAGGCCGCCTTATCGCGGCAGCTACGGATCGTTACCGTCTAATAGAGGGAAGCATCAACCTAGCTGCTGAGGGCCATCTACCCGCTACCTTGATCCGTGTAGGAGATATAAAGAAAATCCTCACGATGATCAAGGGAGATAAATCGCACCAAACTACGGTAAGCATTCACCGAGCTGGCGATACGGTAACGGTGGGTCATCTAGGCCAGGGCCTAGTGTTCCAGACTTTCGATGGAACATTCCCACCTTATGCCCATCTATTCCCCACCCAGGATCAGGCCGTGGAACCAATGGGTCAAATCATATTCAATCCCGCCTTATTCGCTGACTATGCGAAAATTGCGGGCAAGAAGCAAGGCGTAAAGATCACATTCTACGGGGAAAAGAAGCCTATGGGTATTTCATTTCCTAACCATACGGTTGTTACCTGGAATGCGATGCTAATGCCTATGAAAATCTACTAAGGCTAGGAGCTAGGGCAGGGATGCTTGATATTCCCTGCCCTAGATCGTATCCTTACGGATGCGCCACTCTCCCCTATGAAGGAGGGCGAGAGTACGACAACAAGAGAGAGGCAAGCCAATGATGAGATACACGAATGAGATACGGGAGGCAATAGAGAGATCCTTTCCCTGGGCCTCTATTGAGCAGGACAATGAGGGGCAAGTGGTGATCTATACGGGGCTATATGTTCCAATAGACGATTTCGAGAGAGTGAGTGCATAATGAGCCAGCATCACTTTATTATCACTTACGATTCAGATAAGGGATGGGAGTGGGATCTGGAGGCAGAAAATGCCAGATTTCCAGAGGGTACTACTTATATCAACGGACAATGGTATCCAGCATACAAGCTGATGAACGATCAAAGTAATGTTTATTCCAGGGATGAAAAGGCCGCTCAATTACTAGGAGAATATCTCCAGCTAATGAACGCCACCGACATTGAGAGGGAGATCGCGTAATGCCTAAGTTCATCATCAGATATACGGAAGAAGTATGGAACCGCTTAGAAGTAGAGGCAGAAAATAAAGAAGAAGCCGAAAATATATTTTGGGGCGGGGAATGTGATTATGCCAGCGCAAAGGAGATTGGCGGAGAGATTCAGGGAGATATTCTTATTGAGGAGGTGGAGTAATGGCTAAATTCATCATCGAATTTACGGAAGAAGCCTGGTATCGCTTAGAAGTTGAGGCGAGTAGCAGGGAGGAAGCCCTGGATAACTTTTGGGGTTGCGAATATGAATACTCTCGTGCTAACCAATTTGGAGGAGAAATCCAGCAAGACATCACTATTATCGAACGGAAGGTAGTGGCGTAATGGCTACCTATACGATCGAATACTATGAGCAGGTAGAGCAATACTGGAGCCGTGAAGTTGCGGCAGACACTATTGAGATGGCACACGAAATTTTCTTTTCGATGATCCAGGGAGAAGTACCCAATAGTGAGGAAACAATAGATGGCACTCTCGAATGGAAGGAAATCTAATGGGCGGCCCGATACTAGAAGACCCCTATTCACTAGGGAAAGAAGACATCTGCGAGCGGTGCGAGCGGATACCTACCGAGTGTCCGTGTGGGGAACCTGACCCAGATTCCGCTTATGATCGAATGATGGAAGAGAGAGGAGATTGGTAATGATCCTGATAGGAACCTGCGAAAAGTGCCAGAAAGTATCTGGATATAAAGTGAAGAGCCTGGAGGAGTGGTACGACACCCCTCCACACGCTTGCGAGAGAGAGGAAAAGGAATGAGTAAAACTTTACTGGGTTTCTATTGTGGAACCTGCGGGGAAACCCTTATGGGTTTATCTGATGGAGAATATACCGACCAGGAAGGGCGTATTTTCTGCCCCGCTACTGAAGAAATTCATTTTCGACTACCAAAAAGAGGAGAAAGGTAATGAATAAAGAAATTATGGAAGTGTTGATCTCGATTATCGAGAACCCTTCACAATCAAGCTCAGACAAGCTGGAAGACATCAAAGAGCTACTAGAGCTGAGAGGGGTAGGAGTATGAGTAATATCCCCGACATTTACTGGGAGGAGAAGGTGAAGCTCACGGGAACCCTCGCCCTCCAGCAACTAGAACGGGGCGAGAGCGATCTCGCCGCTCAGAACCTCAAGCGAATGGCCTACGCCTTATCACAGATACGGGAGAAAGGTCAATGATCGAAGTGTATATCGGAATTACTATCGTATGCCTAATCAGTTGGGCGATCCTGGAATATGAGGATAGACTACGCAAATAAGGGAAAGAGGGCTATGCACGACATTGAGAGAAGGATCAAGGCTGCCGCCAAACAAGCGGTCTGGCATCGAAACTATCGGCGAGCGCGAGATCGAGCATTAGCTCGGCTCTCTCACGCCTACCCAAATCACTATCGAGAATTACTAGAGGAAGAGAAGAGGGCAGATGAGAGGGAGAGTAAGAAGTGGATTGATATTAGCGGGGCTACTGATCCTGCTGGCATCTCTGGCGACACCAATATCAAGCGGGCCACCGCCCGCCCACGAAACGACACGACAAATAGAGAAACCCAAACCCAGTCCGAAGCCTACGAAGGCGACCTGGAAGGAGAAGAGAGCTAATGAGCGAATGGCCCGACAATATAGTAAAGCTCTCGGATATACGCCAAAAGAAGTTAGCTGTCTTATCACCTTATGGACCCGTGAGAGCAGGTTTGATCACCTCGCGAATAATCCGCGATCTTCCGCTTACGGAATTGCTCAACGACTTGGAGAGAAGAGTAAACGACCTGACATCCAAATCCTCCACGGTCTTAGATACCTGCAACACCGCTATAAATCGAGCGCGTGTCGCGCTCTCATATTCCACCGAGAGAGAGGGTGGTATTAGTATCGACGAGAATTAGGTGAGTTCTCACCTCTCTTACTCACCTAGTCTAAAGCCCTGCCGGTTCTCCGGTGGGGCTTTAGTTATCGGTAGAGTAAAAACCTGATCCTCGAAATTGTATCCCTGGCGCCGACCATACGCGAGTCATCTGAACCCCGCAGTAATTACACGATGGGTTCGGACGATCCTCGTCCACCGATCTCTCGATCTCTAAATAGTTAGCACAGAAGTCGCACCTATAAGGATAGATCGGCATTATCCAATAAACAATCTAATATTTCTTTCCCTAATGAATAAGGAATCATTGATCTTTCTCTTGCTCCCTTTAGTCCTTGGGTTCCGGTTCTTGCTCCACGGGGGGCGGCAATGTGGCACGGTGCGCCATTCTTACACATAGGTTTAGGTGTCCACCCTGGAACTACACCCCATAAATCGGTAGGTTTCATACGAGTATCTCCATACTGGCAGTAAGTAACGGTGCGACGGGGGAGATTCTCTACGACTGGAAGTTTTCTCAAAACACCCCGTGGATTTTCCATTACCCAACCCTTGGTGGGATTGAGGTCTTTGATAAGTTGTACGGTATGCGCTACAAGTTTTTGGCTATAAGTAGCAAACTCTGTTTTGGGTATATACGCTTGCTTGCCACCGGTCCAGTGATAACCCATAGAAGCTACGGAAAACGCAGTACACGGAGGACTAGCCCAAATAAAATCTGGTTGTCCATACTTCTCAAGTAAATACGGCGCAGTAAGTTTCATAATATCTGCGTGTTCTGTTGCTTCAAAGCTATCGTCTAACTCAAACTTATATACAGTGTGACCAGCATCTTCAAACGCTTTAGTAGAAGATCCTGTGCCAGAAAAAAAGTCAAAGACAATCATCTCATTACCACCAATGCAGAGGGAAAAGGAGCAGAATTTTTACTGTTACCAAACTTCAATCGACCACGAAGGAACCGTACCTCGTGGTGAATACAATAGTTGTGCCACCAGTGAGTATCAGTACGGGCAGGAACAAGACACACAACTATCCCCCCCCGCTGCGCTTCTTGATTTGCTTTCTTCACCCATTGCCCAATCACTCTACCATACGGTGGGTTCAGCCAGATAGGTTTACCACCAGCATCGCTGGTCCAGTCACGCACTAAGGCGTCTCTGCGTATGGGGTCTGGATGGTCTGGTCCGTACCAATTAGAAGGAATTAAAGTAGAGTTACTCAAAGCTGCCGCATCCAAACCAAAATCAAATTCCTCATTGACACTAGCAAAAAAATCTTTAGGTGTAGTCCAAGTGTCATCTAAAGAAGAACGCATACCAGAAGTAAATCCTTTAGTCATAACTTGATACCCTCCGATATGTGTAAAAAACCCACAATTTTCAGGGTTTTTTGCTTGTTAGCAAAGTCGGTAGTGATGGGCATAGTCCGGTGTTCCCACACCGGTACTGGTCGGTTACTAAGATCAAACGCATAGATACCTTGTGGCGTGGAGTTGATGTACCAAGGTCGAAGCTGGAGAGCGTCAGAGTGAAGTATGAGGTTATCCCATTTCTTCTTCTCAATGAGGAGATCGTCATAGTGCGTTCGACGAGATTTGAGTTCGGCATAGATCCCTGCTTCCTG